ATCGTGTAAAACTTTTGCATAATAATCACTTTTTGAGGCATAACCCCCCTCCTGGTCACCTACTGGTGCTTCTGTTACGAATCCGCAATTTGTTCCTAATACGAATACCATTTTTAAGGTGTATATTGAACGTAGATTGTTCCTATTGGAAATCCTGATGCTGCCGGTGGTGTGTCGTCGGTGTTGTATAATACCATCGGGACGTAAGCCGTGTCCGCACTGCTGTTATCAGCCGTGATCGTGAGCGGGCCAACCGCAGAATCAGCACCGCTATTCAACAAGTAATCACTATGAGCCTGAGTGTTATCCTGAGAGTGAGTATAAGCAGTGTCCCAATGACCACTATCCTCAACAGCAGCTTTGTTGACCTCCCCGTCACCACCGATAACCTCAATGGCATTAACCGTTAAAGCATTAGCACCTAGGTCAGCCCCCGCCATCGTTAACTTACCAGTGGTCGTGTCAGCACCATTATTAATAAGATAATCAGTATGAGCCTGTGAGTTATCCTGAGAGTGAGTATAAGCAGCCTTGGCCTGCGCAGCCGTGACCTCATTAGCACCCCCATCATCAAGCTTCGTATCAGTCCCCTGAGTATGACGAGCAGCAGAGTTGGTAGCCACATCAGCATGATCACTACCATCACCTGTGCTATGCGCTGTGTTCGTGGCCACATCAGCATGATCACTACCATCACCACTGTAATGAGAAACAGCGCTTGCCACCTGGGCGACAGTAGCCGTGCTGGTCTTGACACCCTTAGCCCCGCCATCACCCTGCACGATAGTCTCATCAGTCAAGTTAAGAGCAGCGGTGACGTCACCCCCACCAGCCACGGCTTGCCAAGAACAAGTACCATCACCATCCTCACGCAAAAATTTAGTCGCTCCACCCTCACCAGTACTCAAGACAGCGGTACCCTCAACAGCGCCACCACCTGCCGCGTGCCCGCCACTCAACACGCCACTAGCATCATTCATCACGTAACCAGCAGCGGAGCCATCAGAGAGAGTCACCTCCCGGGTAGAAACAGCGCTCGTCCTGATATGAGGATCAACGTTCTCACGAGGATTATCATAACCAGCAGCGCCCAAAGGAGTGGGAACATTCTTCCTAGGAGTATCAAAGACTTCTCTCGTCAATTTCATTTTCAGTTTTCCTCAAGGCGCAGTGTCAAACAACGGGATGTAATAAACCGTTCCGTTGTACTGTACTTGGATCCTGGCATCGCAAAGCACGTTCCCCGCCCCGCTATCAGTCAGCGTCCCAGCGCTCGTGTTAGCAAATTCCTTGACGCTGATAACGTCGAAGTGTTCAGCAGCCATCACTTACCACCCTTCTTCTTCTCAGGCTCGACCCGTCCGAACTCCTTGACCAGGAAGGGGTCCACGTCAGGAGCATTCTCTGGGTGAGCCGTCTTCCTCTCGACCTGTCTCCGGTATTCACGCTCTCGGTTCTCCTTGCTCATAGTGTTCACGCTCCTGCGATGTGAATAATATAAAATTGTAACCCGTTAGCGCACGGGATGCAAGTGTAGGTGTCAGCAGCGTTACCCCAAGCGGTATCCATCGCAGCCCCCGCTGCGGTCACGCCAGCCGCGTTGGTATCGTAAGGCCCAAGTACAGTCTCGTCACCACCAGCCATCGCTTACACCCCCGTGATCTTGCAAATAGCGTTGGCATTCACGACCTGCACCTGCCCGACCTCCCAAGCACGGATAGTGTACTTGATACCCGGGTCCTCGATAGTCTTGACCGTCAATCCCACAACGCTCTTCCAAGTCAAGGCCTCCTTGCCAATCACGACCTGAGCGCCACCATCAGTCACGCTGTTAGAACTGATCACGGTGAGTCCCAGCAGCTTGCCCACGACACCGTTCCTAGTCACGCTGTCAGTGTAGAACTGCCCAGCGTTACGGATGTTAGCGTTGCCCAGCAAGTGAGCATAACCCGTCGGGTGCACTAACAAGTAACCGTTCTTGTCAGGGTTGTAGTTGTCAATCGCAATCAGGCTCTTAGCGTTCAGGATGTCCTGGATGGGATCCCGGTCAGCGATGACAGCGTTATCCCAAGTAGCGTTAGCAGCCTGGCTGTTACCAGCACTCGCCACGATAGCAGCCGCGATGACGCCATCAACGCTCTTCGCCACCGCCCGGGCGATACGCAGCAGGGTCCTCGCGATCATGGGGATGTTGTTAGTCTTGACATCCTCCCAGCTGATAACCCCCTCCATGGCGTGCTTGATGTTGCGACCGCTAGTCTTCGTCCAGGTCACCTCGCCATACGGGAAGGCCGCAAGTCGAGGGACTCCCTCCACGCTGCTCAGAGCGTGTCCTGTCAGGTCAGCCGCGGTCTCAGCATAATAAGTCTCTGTCCAAGCGCTAGAGCTCTCAATCATGCAAAGCTGCTTCATCTTGTACTCTTGCAAAGCAAAGCCCTTGACAACCCTGCTCACATTCTCGGCACGGAGGTCTGCCATGCCTGTTGCGTCTACCATTACTTGTTCACCCGTATAGCGGCAACCTCACCGTTGCCCGCTGGTTCCAAGAGGTAGCCGACGTCAGCGCTGGCCAACAGGTCAGCCGCGTCAGCAGTCCCGACAGTGTTGGCCGTGCCGTCATTAGCCATGACCACCCCCGCGTTGTCACTCCCAGCGTCGGTCAGGACGTCAAAGATGCCGTCAGTGTAGACAGCGATCTCGGTGCTGCCATCACCCCCCACCTTCTCAGCAGCGGCCACCCCGACGCAAGCACTAGCGTTATTAGCGAAAACCGTCACTGTCCGGTCACTCGCAGCGGTCATCTCCATCAGGGACCCCTTCTCAATAGTGGTCGCCTCGGCACAAGTGTACCTGATAGGTCGGCCACCGTTGAAGAGCTCGATAATTACAGCCTCGTTAGCCATAAGTCTATCACCTAATAGTTTCCTGGGGGACCAAGTATTTAAACTTTTCGTTATTCCAGTGCTTTTATGGGTGTTTCACCCAGTCCCAGCACTCACCACAAACACTCCTCTTGTCCCGCTCACTACCAGCCACGAACTTGCGGATCCTGCCGCACGCAAGGCAACGCTTCTTCACGAACTCCATCATATATCATCCTCGTAGCCAGTGCCCGCCAGCCAAGCCTTCGCCTCCGCAGTCTCCTTCTCCTCCTTGCTCAACTCCTTGGGAGCCATGCTAGCCTCTGCTCGTCCAGCAAGTGTTCTCTGCACGACAATCTTTTCCTGACGAGTGATGAGGTCATGCAACTCCCGGTTAGCTGCCTCAATCCTCTCAGCAGCCTTAGTAGCCTCCTCGATCATGTCCTTCGTCTCGGCCTCTTGCTGAGCAGAAGGCGTCTGCTCAGGCGTCAAGATAGGCTGCTCGTTGAGCTCTTCTTCATCCATTGTGGGTTCAGTTGTCATTTTCCATTCATCCTCTTCTTGTCATAGCACTCACGGCAATAAACAGGGTACTTCTCGTTAGGCTTGAAAGGCACGAACGTCTTGATGCCACAAGCAGAACAAGTCACAGGCCAACCATCATCGTTGGCAATCCTCGGCTTCACCACTGGCTGGTTCTCAATCTCCTCGAACGTGACCGCCACGTCCTCGTGAGGCTCGTCCATCACGACAGCTTTCAGCTTGTCAAACTCTATCTGTGTCTTCTTCATCTGCGCAATGAAGTGCGCTCTCGTTTTCTCGTCCATTTTCGTTCTCCTCCGTTTTCTTCTATAACAAACCGAACTTCAGATTGCTCGGCGTGTTAGCGTCACGATACTTCTGGAGTTCCTTATAATACAGGCTCCAGTAATCCTCATCAAACTCTTCCTTCTTAGCAGTATCTTGCTCACGATTCTTCAATATGTTGTTCCAGTAAGCCTCGTCAGCCGCCCGCTCTTTAGCTTTGGCGTCTTGCCTCCTCTTCTCAATCTCAGCATAATAAGCCTCGTCAGCCGCCCGCTCAGCCTCTTTGTCAGCTTTGCGCTGCTCTTCTTGCTCACGATAATAGTCTTCGTCCGTGACCCCTTTCTCATCAGCCACTTGCAAATCATTTACCACTTGTTGGTCAACGCTCAACTTTATGCGAGCGGCCTCATAGAAATCTCTCAGGTTATCTATCACGTTGGCGAAAGGGACGCCA